AGGAACAATTTGATTATCGGGCAATATACTTTTATCCTGCTAGAGAGTTTTTTAATGATGGGTTTGGAGAAACAGTTTGTTTTCCTACATTCTTGAATCTTGGTGGGATAAATGGATCCACCAAAGCACTTAGAATGAAAAATAGAGTAAGAACGTGCGGCGCCTCAATGAGGCCTTTACTTAGGGAAGAATAATGGCAAGTAAATTAAATTTGAATATAGAGCAAGGGGCAACTTTTTCTTTGGGACTCGAACTCACGGATGACAATGGTGTTACTTTTGATCTCGGTGGTTATACAGGAAGATCACAGATGAGAAAAAGTCACTCGTCTTTAAACTTTGTTGAACTTGATGTTTCAATTACAAACATTACTGGTGGCAATATTACCATATCGAAAAGTGCCACAGCAACTTCAGGCATTACTGCTGGAAGATACGTCTATGATGTAGAAATTTTTAACAACGCTGGAAACGTGAAAAGAATTATTGAAGGAGTTGCTACAGTTTTACCTGAAGTGACAAAATCTTGACATAAATACTTGAGTAATTTTTAGAAATGGAGATACATATGAGCCAAACAGTGGTTGAAGAATCTGTAAATACAGAAGAAAAGACGACAGAAGAAACAACAATCGAAGCAACACCGAAACTAAATCAAGTTGCTCTTGTAATGATCGTCAAAAACGAAGCAAGAAAAATTGAAGGTAGTGAGCAGACTGTTATCGAGCGTTGTCTTTCAAGTGTTCGACCAGTGATTGATACTTTCGTTATCTGCGATACAGGCTCTACAGATGGCACACAAGAAGTTATTAAAGAGTGGGCCAAAAAAGCAAACATTGAAGGTCATGTGATTGATCGTGAGTGGAAAGATTTCGGTACAAATCGGTCTGAAGCACTCGAATACGCAAGAGAACTCACAAACGCAGATTACTGTTTGATGATTGATGCTGACGAAATTCTCGTCTATGAGCAAACATTTGATCCATTTGCTTGGAGAATGAGTCTTGACAAAGACCTCTACAACGTCTACGCAGAGTACGGCGGAACAAGATATCATAGACCACAACTCACTTCAAACAAGAAGCCTTTCTACTATCGAGGTGTTTTACACGAATATGTTGATTGCCACGAAGAAATTGAAACAAGAGAATTCAATAAAGGTTTTATCAACACCCCAATTCAAGACGGTGCAAGATCTGATGATCCAGAAAAATACAAGAAAGACGCTCAAGTATTTGAAAAGGCTCTTGCGACCGGTAACGTAGATGAAAAAGATCACAATCGTTATCTCTTTTATCTTGCACAATCTTATCGAGATAGTCAACAATGGGAAAAGTGTCTTGACGCTTATGAAAAAAGAGCAGAAGCAGGTGGCTGGACTGAAGAAGTCTATTACTCATTATTTCAAGTTGGCAGAATGAAAGAGATTCTACAAAAAGAAAAAGGCTTCTCTGTTGATGACATCATCGAATCATACATGAGAGCATTTCAGCAAAATCCTTGGCGTGCTGAAGCCTTGTGGGCTGCTGCTCGCTTTGCCCGTCTGAAGTGTCGCTTCGATCAAGCATGGTCTTTTGCCAATCACGGTGTTCGACTCGCTTTCCCAGACGGTGCGTTGTTTGTTACTAATGCTGTTTATGACTTCATGTTGCTCGATGAGTATGCAATTGCTTGCTATTGGACTGGTCGTTATCGTGAATGCCGCGACACCTGCGTACAGTTGTTGAATGATAACAAAGTTCCACAAGAGTACAGAGACAGAATCAATGCAAATCTCGAACACTCCATCGAGGCATTGAAGACGAGGTAATCGTATAAATACTGGAGATAACTGAAAAGGTGCCAGTATGGGAAACAGTAGTATAGGTTTTGTTGGTACACCAAGCGCCAACGCTTCGTCACTCAAAACAACAATACGACAAGAAAATCACCCGTTCGTAGCGGGTGATGTTGTCGTTTACGAATCAAACGGTTACACACACCCCAAATACGATGGTGTTTCTGAGAACAGTTTTATTGCTGGCGTTATCGAGTCAACAAACGTTGATGACTTCACACTTGTTCTTCAGGGCAATATCGACTTCACAAGCGTATCAGGATTCGCTCTGACAGCAGGCAATGTCTATTATCTTGACACGGGCAGCACAAGCGGAAAACTGACAGAGACAGAACCAACAGATACATCCAAAGTTTTTAAACCTGTTATCATTTCAAATGCAGAGAATCGGGGCATTGTTGTCAACACACTTGGCAATGTAAAAAACGAGTCTGCTTCTCTCGTTACACCTGTTGGCACAATCATGCCATTTGCAGGTGGTCCAAGAAGAAAACCTGGCAACTATCTTCTTTGCTACGGCGATGCAGTGCCTATGGGTATTGGATCACAAACAAAAGAATACAGTCAATTGTTTCCTGTTGTCAAAGACAAGTATTTCATCTCTGCGAGTTTTACTGGTTCTGCGTCAGGCTCCCTTACTGCGAGCGTAAAGTTTCCAGGAACAGTTGGTGAAAACTACGGTGTGCCATTTAACATTGGCCAAACAAAAAATCACTCACTTCAAAACGGTGACAAGTTTTATGTTGTTCATGGCTCTGATCAGTACAGCGTCGTTGGTGTTACAGGAGCATCTGCTCAGTCTGAAGTTGTGACTCTTCAGTATCTTGAAGGTATTTCTGGTGGTACGTCTTTCAACTATAGTGCTAATGATACACTTAAAATCTACGCTCTTGGTGTTACAAGTATTGCTGCTGGCGATGCTCTCACAGGATCAGGTCCTGACTTCTCTCTAACCCACGCAGGAAACAAGTTTATCATTCCTGACTTACGCTCAAGACTCATTCTTGGTGCTCAACAGGGTGAAAATCTCAACGACAGAGCATCTGGTACAATCGGTGGTAGCGAGACAACAACTCTTACAAACTCTCAACTGCCGTCGCACGCCCATACACTCAATAAAGAGGATGCTTCTGGTTCTCTGACAGGTGGTTTTGTTTTCGATGTAGATGTAAACTCTTCTTCGTTTACAATCGGAAGCACAGGCAGCGGACTACCATTCTCTACACACACTCCGTTTATGGCAATTGATTATATCATTCGCTATAGAAGACAGACAGGTAAAACAGTTGAGATTGGCGACACAGGTACGACAGGTGCAACTGGTCCTGGAGGTTCTACAGGTTCTACAGGTACAACTGGTGCAACAGGAACAACAGGTGCAACGGGTGCCACGGGAGCGACTGGTACGACTGGTGTTACGGGTGCAACTGGTACGACTGGTAGCACAGGCGGAACAGGTCCAGCAGGACCTACTGGTGCTACTGGAGAACAAAAAGTTGCGACTGGTATTCGAAACACATCGAACACGAGAGTTAAAACTTTTCAAAACTTTACAGATGTTTTAAAGGCAACAACACAGACTGTTCCAAATAATAAGATACCAACTATATTCTTCTTTAATGATGGGGCTTCTGCTTTTGCCAGCAACTCTGTCGCACAAGCAGGAGAAAATACTGTCAATACGTTGACGGGTTCTGCAAACAACGATCTTTTCCAGTCTTCTTTCCTTATTGAACCACTTCAATCAGACACAGAAAAAGACAAAACAAATTTAGGTGGAGTAAGATCAAGCGAAAACAGATCAATTGAACTAGACGGTTATTATGAGTTTAGAAAAGACGAAGTTGCAGATGTTAATACCAACATGAATCTTTTCTTCAATCCTGGATTCTTTACTTTCGATGCTCCTCTGACGATTAATCCTCAAAGAGGATATATGTACACAGTTAGCGGATCATCGTTTACTCGAAGTCTTACCGGTCATGTGGAGATTACAGGTTCAAATGGTGCGTATAATGCAACCTTTGAGGTGAACACAACTGCTGGACTCACAACAGGACAATATCTTTCTGTTTCAAATATCACCGACAGCAATCTGACAGGTGGTAGTTACGCAAAAAGTTCGAATAGATTTGCAATTCAAGGCTTGCATAAGATTACCAATATCAACTATACGACAGAAAAAATTACCACAACAATTGAAAGTTCTCTGCCGCAACAATATCGTGAAGGAACAATCGCTGGTTCTTCACCGATTAGTGCTACGGCTTCTTCACTGATAGGCATTACAGGAAATCCAGAAGTCAAAGTTGTTCGAACAATATTCAAGTTTGCAGGTTTCTCAGGCAACGATACTGGTTTGTTTGTCAAAGACAATTCGAAAATTGCTATTAACGACATCATCTTTGAATCTGGTCAGGGAATCAACTCTACAGGAACAACCAGTCAAATGAACTTTGGCTTACATGCATCAAGAAATGCAACATTGACTATTGGTGACAATGTTGGTGTTGTTGGTTTCAAAAATGGTGTCGTAGCAGACAATGGTGGCATCATCGACGCAGAAAACTTGAAAGTTTCTGGTTGCACAGGTGTTGGAATTCTCGCAAGCAACGGTTCGATTATCAAGACAAGAGGTTCTAGTGTTAACGGATGCGGTGTTGGTTATCTCTCTACCAACAACTCGCTTGTGACTGATCGTGACATAAACAACTTCGAAGGCGAGTCTCTTACTTCATTCGCAGAAGACGCTGAGAGTGTTGCAGTCGGAAACAGAATCGGTGCTATTGCAACAAAGAATTCTACGCTAAACAAAACTCTTGTCTCTGCACTAAACATGGAAGAAGGCATTCGTTCCCTATTCAACTCTACTGTGATCAACGGTGGTGGGGCAGCGATTGCCAACGGACCAAACAGTTCACCAGGCGCAGACGATGGTTCAGGATTCAAAGCAATTGGTGGTGTGATTCATCACCGCGATCAAGGTTTGCTCAAGACAACATCTCTTGGTGTGACGAATGCGAACAACACATTCAAAGATTACACAATTCGTTTCTCTTCCACTCTTGATCATCATGGCTCTACTGGCTCTCTATCTGCCGATAGCACAAGTACAGTAGACGAATTTGGAGATATTGTTGGATGATATTTTTTAAACACGAAAACGATAAGATTATTATCAATGACATTCAGATTGATTTTGAAATTTTTCTTCAACTTGAACCTGATTATCAAAAACCATCAAAGGCAATTTCTGTCACCTACATTCCAGACCAAACACATACATGGAGTGATGGTGTAGAAACCTTTGTGATTGGTAGAAAATGGATCGAAGGTGATCGATACATTTCAAGACTTGATGAGTTTCTAAAACTTCAACGAGTCGAAGATGAAGATACAGCAGACACAGAAAAACTTGTTCAAAGAGAGCAAGAAAAAAGACTTGAATACACAAAGAAAAGAAGATCTGAGTATCCAAAAGTTGAAGAACTCGTAGTTGCCTTGTGGGAACACATCGTCGAAAAGAAAAATCTTGACGATTCTCACATCAAACAAATTCAGGTTCTTCGTGAAAAAATCAAGTCTGATTATCCAAAAGACACAACAGTAACCAAGAAAAGAAGAAGAAAAAAAGTAAATGGCAGAACCAACAAACAGACAAGAACTAATTGAATACTGTCTGAGAAGACTCGGTAAGCCTGTTGTTGAAATTAATGTTGATGATGATCAGTTACAGGATCGAGCCGATGACGCTTTTCAGTTTTTCTCTGAGTACCACTATGATGGTATTGAGAGAGTGTATCTAAAACATCAGATCACACAAGATAATATCAATAATGGCTTTATTGATCTTACTGCTGAAGGTGGTGTTGATGCAGCAAATCTAATCGTAAGCGTTACAAAAATATTCAGCATTCCTGGTCGAACAGTTAACATGTTTGACATTCGTTATCAATTAGCACTAAACGATCTTTACACCATTGGTCGATTAGATATGATTCATTACACCATGTATCAACAATATATGAATCTTGTGCAAGACATTTTACAACCAGACAAAAGAATTCGTTATCACACAGTAACAAACAAACTGCACATTGAAACAGATATGGACGATAACTTTGCGGTCGGTGATTACATTGTGATGGAAGCGTATAGAATTCTAGATCCAACAACACATACAGAAATTTTCAAGCAAAGACTTTTGAAAGATTATCTCACCGCGATTATCAAAAAGCAATGGGGTCAAAATCTAATTAAGTTCGAGGGTGTGCAGTTGCCTGGTGGTGTTTCAATCAACGGCAGAGCATTGTACGATGATGCGATACAAGAATTAGAAAAAATTGAAGAAGAAGCAAAAGAAAGATTCGAGTTGCCTCCAGATTTCATAGTGGGTTAATATGGGTACAAATCACTTTTTCAACCATTTCAACAACACTGACGAACAACGCCTTATAGAAGACATCATCGCAGAGATGATCAAGTACGGTGGTGTTGATTGCTTCTACATGCCAAGAACGTTTGTTGACATTGATGCTATCTTTGGTGAAGATCTAATATCGCAATTTAATGAGGCTTACCCACTCGAACTTTATGTTTCGAGCGTTGATGGTTTTGAAGGTGATGGTGATTTCATAGCAAAATTTGGTCTTGAAGTTCGAGACACTGTAAAACTTGTTTTATCGAAATATCGTTTCACGCAAGAAACAAGTCTAGACAAACCAAAAGAAGGAGACTTGATCTTCTTTCCTTTCAACAATGGTATTTTTGAAATCAAGTTTGTTGAAGATGAAGTACCGTTTTATCAATTCGGTCAAAACTATGTGTTTGAAATGTCATGTGAATTGTTTACACCGAGTCAAGAAGACTTCGACACTGGACTTGATGACATTGATGATATTGTCAAAGAAGAACAATTCAACCTTACTTTGTTGCTAGATTCAACAACAGGCAACAACGTAGGCTTCGAAAAAGGTCAAATCGTTTATCAGTATCCTGCTGGAGGTGCAACTGGTGCCACAACAACAGATTCGCCACAGGCAGAAATCTTCTCAGTTTTAGGTACTGGTGCCACAACAACAGAACTTACCATTATAGATACTAAGGGTCTTTGGAAAGCAGGACTCAGCGGTGCGAGCATGTTCCATGTTGCAACTGTAGACAATACATCATACAGAGGCATCACTGGTATCGTAAGAAGTCTTGAAGTTACGGGTGCTGGCAATGCAATCACATCAGACGCAGACAACCAGTTTATTGAGGAGTATGCGGATAGTTTTGTAGACTTTACAGATACTAATCCGTTCGGATCATTCTAATGTTTGGACAATCACAAGCCTTTTATCATAGTACCATACGAAAAGTAGTTGCCGGTTTCGGTACTCTATTCAACGATATCTATATCAAAAGATTCAACACAGATGGTACTGAAAAAGAAAGATTCAAGATACCTCTTTCTTACTCAGCAAAACAAAAGTTTGTTCAAAAACTACGACCAACTACAGGTCAACTAAAGTTTTCTTTGCCCCGAATGGGTTTTGAAGTCAGTTCAATGACTTACGATCCACTAAGAAAACTAAACACTCTTCAAAAAAGGGTGTCATACAACAATGCCAATGAGATGAATTATCGTCACGAAAGAGTGCCTTACGATACTGAATTCAATTTGTACATTGCTGCTAACAACATTGATGATGGTTTACAGATACTTGAACAGATTCTACCATTCTTCTCACCTGAATTTACACTGACATTCAATTCATTAGATGGTCTTGATGAGAAAACAGACTTACCAATCACACTCACAGGTGTCACATTTGAAGACAACTACGAAGGTGGATTCGAAGAAGACAGATTGATTACCATATCATTGTCGTTCTCTGCGAAAGTATTCCTTGCTGGTCCGTCTAAGAAATCTGGCATCATTCGAACTGCGATTGTGGACGTCAATGAGTTTAGAGATGAATTTACAACTGCTGCTGGTACAACACACTCCATTCTTGAGAAGATTACTGTTGGTCTAACGGCTGGCGTTACATCAGGTATTGGACTTGATGTTGGAGCAACAGCACCTTATGTTATTACTATAGAGAATTATCAAACCGATGGAATCACACAATAAAAATTTAAAAGACGCTCTCGATTTACCTGAAGACGTTGAATCAATCCCAAAAGTTTTTGAGAAAAAGAAAAAAGAAATTCAAAAGCAAGTTGGTGAAAAAACAGAAAAAGATTATCTACAAGTGCGTGACAATCTTTTTGATTTGCTCGAATCAAGCAAAGACGCAATCGAAGGTATTATGAGTGTCGCAATGGCTGGCGATCAACCGAGAGCATACGAAGTTGTTGCTACATTGTTGAAGGTGACTTCTGATATCAACAAAGACATCATGGAAGTTCACCGAAAAATGAAAGAGACTACAAAAGAAACTGAAACTAAGAACGTGACCAACAACGCATTCTTTGTTGGTTCAACCGATGATCTTGCAAAAATGATTCAAGATCAAACCAATCAGGTGAAAAAAGTTTCAAGCAAGGTAAAAAAGAATGAAGCAGATTGAAAACTCTTATCTTGGCAACCCAAATCTAAAGGCTTCTAATGTCAAAGTTGAGTTTACAAAAGAGCAGGTCGAAGAGTACGTTAAGTGTTCTAAAGATCCAATCTACTTTATGAAAAAATACATTCAGATTGTTTCGCTTGATAAAGGTCTGGTGCCTTTCGAGTTGTATGACTTTCAAGAAAACATGGTGAACAAGATTCACGAGAATCGTTTTGTTAT